AACAACTGGCAAACCAACTTGGTCAAAATACTATCCGGCAAGTACTAATGCAAGTGACTTAAAAGCTATGGTCTATGACGATCCTTACATTGTGTTCGAAGCACAACATGATGAAACAGGAACGGCAGCGATGAACTTCGGTGGACATGATTTTGTAGGAACTAGTGGAAGCACTATTACTGGAAGATCTACACAGGAGATTGATACATCTGAAGTTGATACATCTGGTCAGTTTAAACAGATCGGAATCTCAACAGATCCTGACAATAGCGATACAAGTTCTGCTAACTGTAATGCATACGTAGTGATGAATACAGCCGAGCATACTTGGAAGTTAACAACCGCATTAAGTTAGAGTGAGGCAAATAAATGGCAATTTCTAGAAACCAGTTGGTCAAAGAACTTGAACCAGGCCTCAACGCCTTGTTTGGGTTGGAATACGACCGCTACGAAAATCAGCACACACAAATTTTCGACACTGAAAATTCTGATCGTGCTTTCGAAGAAGAAGTAATGCTATCCGGTTTTGGAAGTGCTCAAGTGAAACCTGAAGGTGGTTCAGTCAATTACGACGATGCTACTGAAACTTTCACTGCGAGATACACTCACGAAACTCTGGCATTGGCTTTTTCAATAACTGAAGAAGCAGTAGAGGACAACCTTTACGATAAAATCAGTTCACGTTATACCAAAGCATTGGCACGTTCGATGTCAAACGCTAAGCAAGTAAAAGGCGCTAATGTTCTCAACAGAGGATTCAATAGCTCTTATACTGGTGGCGACGGCTTAGAGCTTTTCTCTACAGCCCACGTTACTCTTGGCGGAAACGTCAAAAACGAGCTATCAACTGCTGCGGATCTTAACGAAACATCTCTTGAGCAAGCTTTAATTGACATTGCTGGAATGAAAGACGAAAGAGGAATGAAAATTTCTCTTAACGGCACAAAAATGATCATTCCAGTTAATCTTCAATTTACTGCTGAGAGACTGATGAAATCGCAATTGAGACCAGCTACTGCGGATAATGATATTAATGCTAATAGAAGCATGGGAATGATCCCGCAAGGGTATGTAGTTAATAATTTCTTAACTGATACTGACGCGTGGTTCATTAAAACCGATGCTCCAAATGGCATGAAGCATTTCCAAAGAACACCTGTTTCCACTAAAATGGAAGGTGACTTTGATACTGGCAACGTTAGATACAAAGCAAGAGAAAGATACAGCTTCGGCTGGTCTGACTGGCGCGGTATCTTCGGATCACCAGGTGCTTAATTAATATTTATGGGGCGGCTTGTCCGCCCCGTTTACAACTAGGGTTAAATAATTGTACCGACTGACCTAGCAGACAATCGTAGAAGCGACGGTATGATTCAACTACGAGGATTTTAAAATGGCAACTACAACATTTAACGGCCCAGTCCGTTCGGAAAAGGGCTTTCAAGTAGCGACTAAAAACGCTACGACTGGCGCGGTAACAACCAGATACGGTTCACAGTTACCAGATTTAACTGGATTATCTTTATCAGATGTAGCGACATCAAGTACAATAACACTTGCGGTTGACACTATAACTTACGTAAATTACACAGGAGCGGCGACATGCGCGGCTACATTGCCAGCGGCGGCGGCAGGTTCAGTCGTAGTTTATGTTCAAACTAAAGATACGACAGGTGGAACAGCAACTTTATCTTTTGATTGTGCAGGATCAGATGTTTATAAAACAGGATCAATAATTGAAAGCAGGGGCAGTTCAGAAGTTTCTTTCGATTCTTCAGCGGCCAGTGAAACCTTATTAACGTTCACTCCCGCAAACGCAGCGACAAACCTTTTAACTACAGGATGCAAACTTTATTTTGTATGCTATGAAAAAGGAACTTGGACGATCGCTTATGATTTATCGACTGAGACCACTCAAGTAACTGGCGCTTTTGTTTTTGCGTCATAATAATTAACTTTAATGGAGCGGGGACGAAAGTCCCCTCTCTCCAATAGGAGGAAAAAATGGCAGATGCCGTAACAAGTCAAACTTTATCTGACGGTGATAGAATCGCTGTCGTGAAATTCACAAACATATCGGACGGTACTGGAGAAAGTTCAGTCGAAAAAGTTGATGTTGCATCTTTAACTTCAAAAGCAGATGGCACGGCTTGCGCACGAGTTCATATTCAACAAATTTGGTACTCTATCTCTGGAATGCGCGTTGATTTAGAATGGAACGCCACAAGTAATGTCAAGGCAATCATGTTAGGTGGTGGCGTGGCTTTAGAACCAACTGTAGGACATCTTGATTTTAGATCTTTTGGCGGCATTAAAAATAATGCCGGCAGTGGAATTGATGGTGATATTGATTTAACAACATTACATCATACGTCTAATGATCATTATACGATTATCTTAGAACTACGAAAATCATATTAATAAATGATATCGTAAGGCAAAAGAAAAAGGATTAACCTAGATGGCACTTTCAGGCACTAACGCTTTTAATCTGGATGTTGATGAAGTCATACAGGAGGCCTTTGAGCGATGCGGCTTGCACGCGCGTTCGGGTTATGACTTAAAATCAGCAAGACGGTCCTTGAACCTTCTGTTGGCGGAATGGGCCAACAGGGGCATCAACCTGTGGACCGTTGAACTTCGCACGCAGACACTGACGGCGAGCACGACAAGCTACACGCTTGACTCCGATCTCATCGACATACTGGAGGCGGTTGTCTACAAGGCTTCCGACACGACGGTCGACATGGAGGTCGATCGCATGAGCCGCGCTGAATATTTAAACATTTCAAAAAAATCAACAGAAGGAACTCCGACGCAGTACTATCTGCTCAGGGGCCAGTCAACACCGACACTGTATATTTATCCGACGCCCGATGCCGCTGATACATTCAAGTATTGGGGCCTGACAAAAATACAGGACGCGGGCGACTATGAGGATGAGTTGGACGTCCCTACGCGTTTCCTCCCGTGTCTGACAGCCGGAATGGCTTATTACGTGTCCTTGAAAAAATCACCGGACAGAACACCAATGCTGAAGCAACTGTATGAAGAGGAATGGCAGCGAGCTTCGGAAGAGGATCGACCTCGTTCCAGCTTCTACGCCATACCTGAAAGGGGAGTCATTTAATGGCGCACGCGACAGGCAAATACGCGAAAGCGATTTCGGACAGAAGCGGAAGAGAATTTCCCTACAAGGAAATGGTCAAGGAATGGAACGGATCATTCGTTCATCAATCGGAATTCGAGGCGAAGCATCCTCAACTGGACAGAAGCAAGCATACGTCTGACGCGCAAAGCTTGAAGGACGCGCGTCCTTCACGAAAAGAGCCGATGGTTGTTTTTTTAAACGGACCGGGATTCTTTGACCATAATGACACGATGCAGGTGGAAAAAAACAAGCCGCCTGTCATTGTTCCAATGGTCGGATCCGTCACAGTGAGCATATCATGACGACATACGCGGAACTGACACAACAGATACTGGATTATACGGAAACAAGCACGGACGTGCTGACTTCAACACGGACGGATGATTTCATCGAGCACACGGAAAACAGGATACTGAGGGACGTTGACTTGGACGCTTTCAAGTCACATCAATATTCAACCTTGACGGCTGATAATCCTTTTTTATCCCTGCCGGGTGGATCTACTCCGACTCCGACAAGTTTGGCTACGATCAGGACGGTGCACATCTGGCCCGCTTCCGGAACGGCGACGAGGACGTTTCTGGAGCAGCGCGACGTCAGTTTCATGAATGAATACTGGCCGGTCAGGACGTCGACGGGAACGCCGAAGTATTGGGCCTGGTGGGATGAAAACACGATTTATCTTGCGCCGACGCCCGATGCAGCGTATAACATCGAATTAGGAATTATCAGACTACCAACAAGACTGTCCAGTTCCAATACAACCTCATGGTTGGGAAACAATGCCCCTGTGGCATTACTTTACGGATGTCTTGCAGAAGCCTTCAAATTCTTGAAGGGACCAGCGGAAATGCTGCAATTATACGAACAATCATATCAACGTGCCATTCAAGAGTTGATGATAGAGCAACAAGGAAGGCATCGAAGAGATGAATATATGCATGGAGCGCTACGAACGCCTTTGCAATCACATAA